TAAAAGAAAAGATAAATATTTTATTCTAATCTTAAAGTAATTGTTAGGGGTAGTATAGTTACTATCCCTAATATATTAAATGTCTCTAAAAGCCCCTCTATCTATAATAATTAATAAATAACCATAGGAGTACAATATGCAAAAATGCACAGAACCTTTACATAACCATCATGATGGCTGTCCAGCTTGTATAATATCAAAAACAGAATCTGATAATATACTAGCAATAAATAAATTCTTAAAAACAGAAAATGATTTATTAAGTGAAAAAATCTTAAAATATAGAGATTTATATAATAATCAATTAAATCGTCTAAATAAAAAGAATAATCAAATTGCTAATCTAAAAAAGGAAATAGCTGATATGGAATCATATATAGCTGGTCAAGATTAACCCTCTATCTTTAATCAATCAAAGGAGGTGTGATATGTTCACATTTTTAAACGTTACAGATAGCTATTGGAATTTTGTAAAAGATTCTGATGGCTGTTTAGTACATGTTTCTGTAGATAAATATCCAACACAGCAAAGTGCTGTGGAAGAAGTACAGAGACAAATTATAGAGCAGTAATTGTATTAGCCCATTACATTCCGTGTAAAAATTCTCCTAATGGAGTTTCTGGAAGTAGTGGGCTTTTACTTTTCTCTCTATCTCTGTCATATCACAATGGTATGGCATAATAGTAAAATAGGAGTATAGTAATATGGACAAATTAAAAAACGTAATGGCTGAATGGAAGTCACAAATTAAAGAGGCTACATCAGAGTTCGTATGGTTTAATAAATCTAAGAAAACAGAAGTAGATGGTAGTGAAGTGTGGATAAATAAACCTATCAATGTATCAGAAATTGCTGATGTCTTATCAGATGACGATAATTGGTTTGTTAATATATTCATAAAAGAAGATGATAAAGCAGTTGAAGAAGTCAGTAGCATACGTGAAGAACTTGCTAAATTGAAGATGGAAATTGTACCAGAAACAGAGTTTTCTTGCAAGAATCAAGTTATTAGATATGCAATAAGAACTAATAAATCATAACCTAATATGTAGTGAGTAGCTGTAATAGTTGCTCACTACATTTTTTTAAAGGTGTTCCTTCATTCTTCAGTCACTCAAATCTTTAACTCGCCAAAAAGCTCGTAAAAATATGCTGGGAGAGTCAGTTTGGTGGCAGGGTAACTACAACAAGAAACGTATAAATAAACAAGAAACACATCTCTCTCTATCTTTGTTTATTCATGTTAATTAGTAAGATAGTAAAGATCTGTCACTAGCGAAAGTTAACGTTTAAACAAATATGCTATTGCAAGCACTCATGAATTAGTAGTTGTCATGCCTGTTTTAGGTACCAAAATCTGTATATTCTAAAAGAAACAGCAGAGTCATAGACACCCTAGTCATCACCTTGGATTAGACTAATTAACTAATCAATCAGGTAGCATAATAATATCTTTACATATCTCCTGCGACTATGTGGATTCATTGAAATTATTCAACACATAACGTATACAGTTAAGATTAAATGTAAAGTTAGAGAACAATGTAGGTTAGCGTGGTGTAATAAGGATATCGTCCTACATACTGTTACTCAAACAAGGTTTGCTCTGTACCTTGACACCAAAACAGAGCAAAACGTTATAACAGACGCTGGGATGGACTATGAACGAGGAAGTTGAGAGCCTTAAAACATGGATAATATAAGAGGTTCACCATGAACATCCCAGAAAATATAAGAGGTTATGCGCATTAACATTCGTTAACGTCATGACAGTAGCCACCATTGGAAAAACTATATATGAAATGATAGTTTAGTACAAGGCACGATAAATCTACCACGAGTTTGCAACGATGTGACAGTAGAAGAAGTGTTAGGGTTGTGTATAACCTCTAAAAATTAACAAAAGGAGTATAAAATGATAAAAGTAAAATCAAAAGATGAAATAATACAAAGACTTGTAGATATACTATCTAGCGAACCTACATCTGATAAACTTTATGAAAATGAATTTTATGAAAGCGGTTTAATAGATGCACTTAAATGGGTCTTAACAATTGACGAAGGAGACAAAGAATGCAACGATTAGTAGTAAAACAACAAGTAAAAACATCAGCTCTTATGAAACTAGACCAATCAAATTACAATCGTTCAGCTTATGATTGGAATGATTTAGGAGTTGTATGTCGTGGACATAGAAATGACGAAGGAGTAATTTTAGTTGAAATGCATTTAGGTTTTTTAAAAAACTTAGGTGCAAGAGTAAAAGATTACCCAGAACAACTTATTGATGTAGTAGAAAAATACTACGGAGAACAATATGGTGTAAGACACGCTACTCCACATCTTACTGAAAGAGTACTTTGGAGAAAACCAAAGAATCTAATAAAACTAATTAAAAAGTATAAAGGAAAGGACATGAGAACAAAATGGTAATAACAGAACAAGATTTTGCAGTAATGTGTGCTTGTCATGGAGGTAATCCTGACGATTATTCAAGATTCAAAAACTTAGGTGTTTGGATGTTTGAAGATGGCAGAATCATAGAACAAGAAGAGAAAAACTAATAGTAATTCTCTTAGAAATAAATTAAATTCTAACAAGATAGGGGGAGTAAATATTATCATTTACATATCCTTTGATTGGGTTGCTCCCTCTATCTTTAACAATAATGGAGGTTATTATGAGATGTATGATACATCCAAACGTCAAACCAGAAATGATTGAAACTAGTTATGTAGAACTAGATTCAATAACTGAAGAGTATGTAACTAAAGGTCACGATGTTTTGTATTGTCCACAATGCTTTGAAGATGCATATGAAAAAGGTAAAACTATGCGTATGCAAATGCAAGCAGCACCTTTTAGATATGAATTAACTAAAGAAGAGTGTAATGCAATTGAAATACAAAATAAACTAAGAGATCTAGAAAATAACCATATTGATAGATGGTTAGAAGGAGGAGAACATAAATGAATAAAATAACATTATTTGCTCAATTAAGTAAAGCATTAGGTTATCTTGCCTTTGCTTTAAACAATGTATTAAAATTTGCTGGTAATGTAACAATTAAAATGTCTGATATTATCACAAATAAAACTAGATATGATGTAGAAATTCTTGTTGAAGGTGCTACAACTATTACACACAAGAATCAAACAGCAGCACAACTAGGTCAATTGTTAAACGATATGGATAAATTTGGTGTTACAGAAGTAATTATAAAACAACATCTTAAACAACAGGAGAAAAAAAATGACAACTAAAGAGCTATTAAAAGACATACAAGAGTTTCTTGACCAACTTGGTACAGCTAAACCATTGTATGTAACTAAAGCTAAAGAGTTATCAAAAGCTATTGATTATCACTTAGGAGTTTATGATAATGTATCTGAAACTAAATAAAGACGATAGGTTACAGTTTGGGGTGCTTTTAACACTAGACGAAGTAGATACAATTATACTTGGTTTAGAAAAGTTATCAGCACCAAAAGCTGACACTTTACAAACAGAGCTTTTTCATTTAAAAGCTAAAGCTAAAATTAAAGGAAGACAAACCTATGGAGAAACAAAAAAACTGTGAACATGAAAACAAAGAATATATTCCTGCAGAAATTGAAAATAACGTGCAGGAAAATTTAGTCTGTTTAGATTGTCACACAAACTTACCATTAGAAAGGGAAGACATATGAGTCCAGCATTTATAGATAATATGATGTACGTTGGAGATACACCTTGGCACAAACAAGGAGTTAGGGTACAAGATGCTCCAACAATAGAAGAAGCATTACAATATGCTAAATTAGGTTGGAAAGTAAATAAACGTAAAACTTATTACTTTGACAACAACATACACACTCAAGCAATGCCTACTGGAGGATACTGCACATATAGAGCAGATACTGGTCAAGTATTGGGTAAAGGTGTGTCTGAAAGATATGGTGTTTTACAAAACGAAGAAGCTTTTGCACCTTTTGAACCATTACTAGATATGGGTTTCAAATTAGAAACAGCTGGTAGCGTTCAAGATGGTAGAAAAGTATGGATACTTGCTAAATCACCAGAAAGATATACTGTTGGAAACGATGATGTAATAGACCAATATGTATTATTGTATACATCACACGATGGTTCAGCTGGTAGTGTCTTTAGACCTACAGGTGTTCGTGTAGTATGTTACAATACTATTGAATTAGCATTATCAAAACAGGCTAAATGGAATTATTCATTAAAACATACTAGTAGCATTAAAGAACGAGTAAAGAATCTTACAAATATAATAGCAAGATCTAACGGTGACTTTAAAACTGCTATTAATGATATGAATAATTTCAACGAAGTAGAAATGAACGAAGATTCATTAGACTTATATCTTGAAACAGTTATACCATTCTTAAAAGACAGAAACAAAGAATCCAAACCTGATATGGATATATTTGTACGCAATACTGCATTACCTGTATATAATAAGATAAAAGATAACTTTTACAATGGTATAGGTAATAAAGGTGAAACACTATGGGATGCATACAATGCAATAACACAGTATTACACACATGACAAACAATACAAAGACTGGGTAAGAACTACACAGTTTGGTGCTGGCTATGATTATAATGTAAAAGCATTTAAAATAGCACAGAAGTTTGTAAACGTTACAAAAAAACAACAACACATTAGTTTAAACTAGGAGGTAATTAATGAGTGACTTTAAAACAGCAACTATTACAGAAAAACTAAATTACATACAGCATGAGCTGAAAGTAAAAAAGTCAAATGTAAATAGTTTTGCTAAATTTAACTACAGAACACTAGATGACATCTTTGAAAATGTAAAGCCGCTGCTAGATAAAACTAGTTGCATTATTACAATTTCTGATGAACTAGTAGACAAAAACAATGGTACATACATTAAAGCAACAGTTGAACTATCTGATGGAAATGATTCTATATCTGTAGATGCATTTGCTAGAGAGTCTGTTGGTAAGAAAGGTATGGATGACCCACAAATGACAGGTACTGCATCAACGTATGCTCGTAAGTATGCTTGCAATGGTTTGTTTGCTATTGATGATACAGAAGATTCTGATAGTATGGATAATCGTAAACAAACATTGCTTAATGGTAAAGAACCTACAAAAGGTCACATAACTGTAGAGCAGAATGTTAAGTTAGATAGATTATCACGAGATCCAGCTTTAAAAGGTTCTGGTACTTCAGCAAAGGTTAGAAAGTTAATTGACGAAAACCCTACTGAAGAAAGAGCTGCTAAAGCTATAACTAAATTACAAAACGCAATTAAAAAAGCAAAGGAGACTAAATAATGGCTGGATGTTACAGACAAGTCGTTAAGGCTAAATCAGTATCAGTAAGATACAATGAACCACCTAAATCATATATGAATTGGAACAATGATGTATGTTTAGATGTTGTAATAGAAAAACAAAGTAAAGATGGTGAGTCTTATGACTACACATTTACTATTTTTGGAAACTATAAAAAAGACAACCCTAAAAACAAATGGGGAAGTGCATTTAAAGTTTCTAAATTCTTTGAAGCTGTAGGTGTTAACACTAAAGATATCAATGATGATATGGTAATACCTGATGCATGGTTTGACCAAGCAGTAGGTAAAGAGTTCTCTTACATTACATATCCTAGTGATAGGCTTAAAGACGATGGTAAACCATTTTGGAATGACTATGACATTGTTATGTCAGCAGCTGCTGGTCAAGATGCTCACAAAGCAGATTTTGACAAGCAAGTAGCTGATGGATGGATTAAAGTCTATGAAGAACCTACTGAAGAACCTTCTGCTGATAGTTCTGATGTAGATGACGATATGGACTTATAATGCATAAGCCTACAGTAAAATCAATATTACTGAATTGGCTTAAATCTCGTATAGATGCTGGTAACTTTTTAGTTGCCAGCCACGAGATTGAGCAAGACCTAAGAGATTATGGTTTATTATTTTACGACACCATGTTTAATGCAGGTACTGCAGGTAGACAATGGCGTGAATTTAAACGTAATCCTGAGCTAATGAAGGCTATTGATGTAAAAGAAGTTAAACAAATACAAACAAAAAGCACAGAACACACATGGGAATTAATAACTATCTAATAGAATACGCAATTAATACAATTGCAAATCGCAAAAAGTTCTGTACGCTTGCTGATTTCAAAGATGTGCTAAACAAAAACAAAGGGAGAGAACTATATCGTAGTATGTTCTTATATCATCCTGATGAAATAAATAAGCATTTTGAAGAAAATGGTAGCGTAGCTAAATATAATGGCAAACAGGCAATAGATAAGTTATATATTGACGTAGACCTAGAAGGACAAAAACAAGGTGATGAAACAATAAATAAAGTTGGTAACCTTGTTAATGACATTCTAGCGTTAGGTGTTAAACATGAACACATTAACGTATGGTTTTCTGGTAGAGGTTTTCACATACATTTACCAGATATATATGGTTTTGAACCTAGCAGCAGCATTGCAGCACAAGTTCGTGCAACTATGCAACGTGATTTTGCTAAGTACATAGATAATATATACGACAATACGAGACTTATTCGCTCAAGCTATTCTCTTAACAAAAAATCAAACAGATATAAAGTTCCTTTACCTTTATCAGCTGTAACTTCTAATGTGTGGGAATACACATATGTATTGGACTTCGCTAAATCCAATTCTAAAATGTACGCCCATAAAAAGTTGCCTGATAAGGTAAGTGAGCTTTACCCTAGTTTACTTCCACATATACCTAGTAAGAAAAATGAAAAAGTAACTAAAGCTATATTTACTAATGTCAAATACAAACCAACAAAGCATATTACATGTATACAACATATGTATAATGCTGGTTACGTACATGGACATAGACATAAGCATTTATTACGTCTTGCTAGTTTGTGGATAACAAAGTTTGGTTTTCCAAAAGAAGCAGTTATGAGTATGGCTAGAACTTGGAACAATTCATTAACACAACCATTACCTAATGAAGAAGTTAGTACTGTACTGAGAAGTATTACTAACAAAGATGGATATAACTTTAGTTGTAGAGATGAAGTGCTTTCTAAGTATTGCGATAGTAAATGTACTTTGTATAGATACAAAGATCTGGATGAAAATATAACAGCAGTTAATTCTAGTCAAATGGCACAAATATTACTAGAAGCTTACACAGAAGATTTTACTAATAGGTCTTTTAACATAAAGGAAATATTTCCATTTATGACACAAGACTATGTAATAAAATGTGGTGAGCTTGTAGTACTTACAGGTGACACTAAACTAGGTAAAACTGCATTCTGGCAATATATTATTGCTAATATAGATATTCCAACATTGTTTCTATCTTTAGAAGTACAAGCTAAACTAATGTCTAGACGATTCTATCAAATTGCTCTAAACCAAAGCAAAACACAAATTGAAAATATGTTTATTGCTGGTGATAGACCAAAAATAGAAGAAGCAGTCAACAGATTAGAACATCTACAAATTATAGATGCCAGTACAGCACCTGACATAAGTCAATACGCTGAAATGGTAGATAAGCATGATGTTAAAATTATTGTTGTAGACACACTAGACGTTGTACAAGCTAAGTTTGCTAAAAAAGAACCATTGCAACAGCAAATATATATTGTTAATGCTCTCAAAAACCTTGCAGTCGAAAAAGACATTATTGTACTTGCAGTTAATCATTTATCAAAAAGTGCAAGTTACAGACATAAAGAAGGTGAAGAGCTTGATGTATATAGTGCTAAAGGTGCTAGTGATGTAGCACAAAAATCTGATAAAATCATAGCGTTTATGGGTAATAAACAAAGTAAAAAGCGTAAGATAAAATCTCTTGCGTCTCGTGATGAATCAGACTTTGAAATAGTTACAGCATTTGATTGGAAAACATTTAGTTTTTCTAAATATGCTTAAATACAATAGGGGGAGTGTAACAGCTCCCTCTATTTATAACTTAAAGGGTAAAAATGAATACAGCAAAAAAAATAACAATATTTGGAGTTCCGTTATTTAAAATATTGTCGAAGTCAGAAAATAATTATAGGAGTTATAAAATAATATTCTTTAAATTTATATTAATTGGTATAGGATATGCAATAAATGAACATTCAGAACATATACATTTTAATATAGGTATAACGAAATTTGAAACAATGATTAACTTTAGCATAAGGAGGAATTGGTTATTATGAAAATATATCCAAATTTAGCATCAACTAAGATGCAACAATTAATATCATTACTAAGTGATTTAGAACATACTGATAGACAACGTATGTCTAGCGATGGTCAAGAAGCACTTGATAATATATTTGAGCTACTAGGCATGCCTAAATATGATGATGTTATTAGAAAATCAGAAGAGGAAGAATAACATGGCTAAATACGAATGGAATGTAACAAGACAAAAAGCTGGTACTGAAATATATGTAAGTAACGCTTATAAAGATTTCTTTATAGGTGAGCAAGACGAACATACTTCAGAAGAATCTGCAAGAATGACTATTCTAATTGCACATATATGTAAAAATGCATTGAATGAGAATAATCCATATAAAGAACATGAGGATTATACAAATGAGCGGAGGTAGAGCAGCTAAACAAAAAGGCAATCGAGTAGAACGAGAATGTGTTAATCTAGCTAAAGATTTTGGCTTTGAATCACGCAGAGCGTGGGGTTCAGATGGAAGATCTCTTGGTTGGCACGAAGAAGTAGATATGACTATAGATAAACAAGGTGATTCTGTACCATATAAATTTCAAGTTAAAGCTCGTAAAAAAATTGGTGACCTTTATAAACCTTGTGACGATGTTTATGGACAAATCATAAAAGAAGATAGAGGAGAACCATTAGTAACGATACGTTACAAAGACTTCTTACTCCTGTTAAAAAAAATAGCAGGGTAGAAGAGTCTTTTTTAAAGTAATTTGGAAAAGGCTGACATATAATAGCTCTGATACTGGTATGTGGCAGAGCAAACTTAAAGGTGGTACTGATTGGCGTTAGTACCACTTTTTAACAACTAGGAGATAATTATGAACAAACTAATCCAAACAGAAATCGAAGATATAACTAGTATCTTAAACCATGTGGAAAGTTTTACATCATGTCCTCACGTTAAAGACGCTGTACCATTACTTAAAATAAAATATAATCGTGTAAAGGAATATATAAATGATTCATATAATAGAGAAATATTTGGAAAGGACTACTAGAGAAAAAGTAGTTAAAGGAAATGGTAGGAAAACTTGTGCATTAGATAAAAAAGCTGATAAAAACATTAAACATTGTAATAAATGTAAACGTTGCTGGGAACCAGTATGCAGACCTAATAATTCTAAAACACAATTTTTATGGTACGATAATTTTCCTGCATATGGAAAGGAAAAACAAACATGTCCAACATGTCTAAACAATATAAACAATTAGAAGAAATGTTATCTAAAGCAATAGATGGATACGATAAAATATTAACAACTAACGCAGATAGCGGCACACTTAAACGCATTGCTCAAGAACATTTAGATAAAATAATACATAACAAAAAATAGGAGTGATTATGAAAGTAATATCAGCTGAAGAGTTAAGTACTAAAAAGTATAACGCAAAGGAATTAACTAGGCAACATGATATGGAAACAATGTACAGAAGAGGTTATCGTCATGGATATTCAAAAGGTATGGATGATGTAACATACGAAGGTAGAAGTAAAATTGCTAAATTCTTTAATAAGGTACTTCTGCCTTGGACTTATTTTATGGATAAAGATTACAGCAAAGAAAATGACTTTCTTACAATACCACCATCACCAAATGCAAAGAGGAAATCATGACGGATAGAGAACTTAGTAAAGCTATCAAAGGCATTACGCCTAAATTAGTTAGGTCTTTAAGTCAAGGAGAGCATTACAATCATAATATGACTCATCATTTATATAGCTATACTACAGAGGGTATAGAATTAGAAGATGGTGAATCATACGTAGTATTAAAAGATAACAAAACAGATGATGAAATAGCTGTATTGTTGTTAAACGAAGACAAAATATCATATCAAATGTTAATCTAGGAGGAACAATGAACAAAAAGCAAATAAAAGAAGTCTTTAAAAACTATAAAGTACAGCTAGGTGCTGGTGCTTTAGAAGTTGTTGAAGACGAATTAAACCGTTATGTAAGAATAATGGCTGTTAACTGTAACAATGGAAACCTAAAAAGACTTACCCCAGATACTATGTGGGTAGCTTTAAGTAGACATGAGTGATAGTATAAACGATGAGGTTGCCACGCTCATACAAGAACGCCTTGATAAAGGTGCAGAAAAGTATGGGCGTGACATACCTTTAACTGATAAAAGAGATTTCTTGCAAGAATCAATAGAGGAAGCATTAGATAATGCTATATATCTTGCATGTTTTCTTATACAAATAAAAAGGGGAATAAAATGAAACTAACATATTATGTTAAAAAACAAATAGATAGTAAAGACATTACAGATGTTAATATATATGGTGCTGATATAGCTGACTATCCAGACTTATCTGACGCTTATATAGCAAATATAACACATAAAAATGTAACTCTTACCGCAGAAGACTGTGAATCGTTACAAGAAGAAAACGATGAATGGTTTTATGAGTTAGCTCTAGAAGCAGCAAAAGAACCATTTATAACTAGTTTACCAGAAGGAGTATAAAATGGGATATAGGTCAGAAGTGGTAGCTGGTGTACCACTAAAAGATAGAAAAAAAGCACTAAGTATAATAAACGAGTGGGATTCTGTAGGCACAGGTATGGTTACTAGATTCTGGCAAAAAAATCCTGATGGTTCTGAAAGAAAACCAGAAGCATACTTTTATATGCAAGCTGATTGGTGGAAATGGTATAATGATTATCCAGATATATCTAAGTTTGAAGACTTTATATTAGCAGATACTAAAAGATTCTTAACTTGTTTAGGTGAAGATGGCGCTCATCATACTGATTATGGAGACTCATCAGACCACGATATATATGTAATGTCAACTCTTGCATTAGAGGGCAACATTAAGTGGGAAAGAAAAAGGAAACAACTATGATAATACTAAACGTTTGGGAATGGGTGTTAAACATATTTTTATTGAGTACGTCTGCGTTTACATTTACAATTAGTATGTATATGTTAGCATTATTCTGCTATATTTTAGCAGACTTTATAAATAATCTTGTAAATAAAAAACGCTATTAAACACCCGTAAAAAACACTAGGTGAGTGTTGTATTGACTAAGGTAATAATCTGTCGATATAACGCTTCCTAGTGCCTAAAAACAATCCCATAGTCGCCTTTATTTACTTACCTTAAGTACAATTTAATTGTCCATAAAGAGTGCAGCTTAATTGCTGCACTTTTTTATTTAGGAAAAAATGAACCATCTTTATAAATATTATCAGGAATATAACCTTCGCCTCGTTTCATCCAAGGTATATTTTCTTTTAACCAGCCACGAACAGATTTTATTGCTTGTTGAGCTGGTTTTGGAGGAGCAGGTTTAAGTCTTTTTTCAAACAATTCTGGAGCATTTGATTTTAATGCTGTTCCGTCACTCATATTCATAAACCATTCTTCAGCAAATTGTTCTTCAAAATCTCTATCTGTAGTATGTGGATGATAATGTTGGTTATAAACTTGATTATGCTCTAAAGAATCTGCTCTAGATTTAAACCCACCTAAAGGTCTTCTTGGATGTGATTGATTTAAACTCCAACCCCTTAAAGTTCTATCTAACTCATCGCCCTTACTTAAAGCAGGAGTTTTTGCAACATCTCCTTCATATCTACCACCTTCATCAATTCCATGACCTAAAATTTCATGTCCTAATTCATGAGGAACTGTTACATAGCCACCAGTATTTCTAGGATTAATCATAACCCTTGCAGTATCACTCATTGCTGTTCTAGGTACATAATACCCACCTGACCTATCAACAGCATTTGATATTGAAGGTACGCTTTTTTGATATAAAGCATTGTAATGTGACTCTGGCATACCTGTATACATTTTTAATCTACCAGAAGTAACTGCTTCTCTTATATCACTAGCTCTTCCTAATAAGCCTAATTCTTGCATATATGAATCAATAGATTCTTCTGGCATAGACTTTAATAGATTATTCATTTCATTTTGACTTACTTCATATTGTCTTAAATACGCTGGATATTGAAAGTTTTGACCTTGTGTCATTTTAAATTTTTCTGACATACTATTCTCCTAATGTTTGGTCTATAAACGCTTGTTGTTGATTACGTTTTTCTGAACGTTTAATTCTACTTTGTATTTGATTATAAGGAATACGCAAAGTTATTTCTGCTGCTCTTTCTGGATTTTCAACAAGTTGTTTTACTTGCCTAATACCTCTACCAAAAGGAAACATAGTATAAGCTGTATAATTTGCAAACTTTTCCGTTTCTCCATTTAATAATTCCCATGCTGAATCTGGTATTCTAGCTATAGGAGGTTTTAATAATTGTAATGCTCCAAGTTTGCTACCCCAAAATGCAGCATCTCTTTCTTTTTTATCACCATATAACAAATCACCCATTGATTGAAAATAATCAAGTGGTGGTGCTAAAGATGTATCAAATATGCTAAACATAAAAGCACTAGCTAATGCAAATAAAAATAAATCTATTGTATACAGTCGCTCAAAGCGTTCATATGATTCAGTACCTTTTTTAAAATTATATAATTCAGCTTGTCTATAAAATTCTTTTCTAACTCTTATTGAATTAAAAACAAACAATTTAAATCTAGATAACACTTTACCTAATGATGTACCCATAGGAAAATTTCTATATGCATTATTATATAAAAATTGACTTATTTCAATTCCTCGTTGCCCCATGTCAAATACAAAATCATCTGCAATAGTTAGATCTCTACCAGCCTCACCAAATTTCTCTATAGCTTGATGACTATGTGCTATCATAGCATTTAATCTATTAATTCTTTCACTATTCTGCATAATAAAAGAACCATATTCTACCATTACATCGTATACTTTATATTTTTTAGCAACATCTTTTACATTAGGAACATCTGGATTATTTCTATTTTTAATAGCCCTTATTATTTCGTTAGAAAAATCTTTTATATTAACGCCAGCATTCTTTAAACTTTTTCTTAAATTAGTATTTACTTCAAATTCATTTTGTATAAAACCATCAATAACACCTTTTTCTTCATAATATTTTAATATGTCTGCTCTGTTTTTTACAAGCTGACCATTCCCCAACTTAACAACATACTTACCATTGCTATTTTGCAATAAAACTTTTTTAGTTCTTTCTGGCATAAAAGCAGCAAGAAAGTTTTTTGTACCAGCTGTACCAGCTGTCATCATACTTCCGCTAAATATATTAGTAGACCATGTACCAGTATTAGCTAATAAACTCATTAACTGATATTGAGCTTCTAATCTACCTATGTCATGTATTTTACGACTAAAGTACTCTTTTCTTAAACTAGCATCTTTAGGAGCGTTTTTAATAAAAGGGACTGCACCTTTAAATTTAGACTGAAATAGCTTTTCAAATCCTTTTACAACTTGCTCATCAGATACTAAATAAAACAAATTAAGTTTATCTTTTAATTTTAAAGGGTCTGTACCTGTAGTCATAGATTCAGAAAAATATGTCTGATGTCCTAATATTCTTTGCAGATATAATTTAGTAAAATCTGCCCAGACTTCTATAGGGTTACTATAGTTACTACCAATAAGATTATTTAATTCTTTATCACTAGGCTTATAATTTCTCATTCTATATAACATATTATCTATTTCATAATTGCCAACTATTTGGGATGCATTTTTATAATAACCTCTAATAATCATATCAAGATATTCCTCAAGAACTTGAGGACTCTTATCATATCCAACCATATCAGTTTCCCTAGAATGTAATACAGATGCTAAACTACCCGCTTCTGACATAGATACATCTAAATCCTTTTCCGTTATTATAGATGATTCAATAATTTCATCTACAGAAAACAACTCTTGTATATTTTCTACTTTAAGTTGTTGTTTAGTTAAATAAGTATCTCTAGCAATTAAAGCTTCTTCTTCACTTTTACCAGATGCTTTAGCTGTTGCGTAAACTTTATTAGCTTTTTCATTTAACCATTCTAACATTTCTTTATTAGCTTTTTCAGTAGCACCAAAATTAATATGAGGCATATATTTATTAGGTTCTATTTGACCTATTCCCTTAAAGCTAGACCTAACTTTTAATCTATAATTTTTTTCGTTTTTAAGAGGCGATTTTGACTGACGCTTAAGTTGTATTATTCTTTCAATAATACGTTCTCTTTGATACCTTTTTAAGCCATCTACGCCTACTATAGAAATAATTTTAGGATTATTGATGTTGTGGTCTATTACAGTTTTTCTAAAATGTTTTAAATCCATAGAACCATCTTTATTCCATTTCATATATTGATTTAATTTTCCATTTGTTTTTTGATACCAAGAATTAAAATCACTATCTAATTCCCAAACTCCGTCTGCATTTGATACTTTATTATTACTTAAATCTTTTGTGTATATCCACTTATCACCAACATTATTAAAAAAAGTAGTAATTTTAGCATTAGTTTCTTCAACAAGTTTTAATAGTTTTTTATTAGTAGGTCTTATCCCATCTTCTCTATAACTATATAATGTTTCCATTAAATTAACTCTATCTTTCATAGACATAGGGCTAAATATTTTATCTAGATCTTTATATAAACCATTTACCCCTTTTTCAAAATCTATATCTACGTTAGTAAACCTTTCAGCAGCATCATGGTATCTCATAATTCTACCAATAGGACTTGTAAATAAATATACTTGCTTGTTAACTAATCCATCCTTTGTCAAAACAGGAGCAAAATAAGATGGATATTTATTTATCATTCCCATTCCTGTCATTGTTTCACTTAAATAGCGAGGGTCAAGTAAATAAAACTTTTTCTTTATTGACATGTCGCCATCTACGCTTTGAAGACCTTTCCAGTATTTATTAATAGCGTGTATATCTTCTATAGTCATCGTAGTTGAGTCTCTAGGCACTACGTTACCTGATAAAATAGAAGTAAAATTAACAAACCAAGCATCAAAATTATCTCTAATATAATCATTGTTTTTTAAAAACCTTTGAAATTCCTTTACTTGCCTAAAGTCTTCTTTTGTATATGCTTTTTTAGTTAAAGCATCTGACATTATAAATTCTTGCATTGTTTTAAAAGGTTGCTTTTCAACATCTTTAAACATTTTATATTTTTCTTTATCAATATTTAATGTTACATCTTTAATACCAATGTCTTGTAATCTATATCCTAATTCATTTATATTTTTATAATAATTAGCTTTCAATTCAAATGGTATAGATTGAGAAGTATGAATAGCTTTGTAAAAACCATTTTTAAAATATTTGTTATTTTTTTTAGGTATACCTGTTATAGGACTTAATAATAAATTGTGATAATAGTTTATTAAAGAATCAGGTAAAATACCATATTTTCTAGCTAATTTTTCTAACTTACCTGATGTTTTTAAAATCTCACTATCTATAACGCTTTGGTCTATAAACTTATTTTGACCAGAAGAATCAACAATCATTTGTTTTAAATTTTTGTTCTCTTTATTTAACCTAGGTATTAATTCTTTTATAATATTGCCTTTAATACCACGTTCTGCCAATGCTTGATGTATGTCCAAAAAATCATTAGTTAATGTTTCAAGTGATACAATATTGCCATAAGACTTACCTATAAAATCCATTATAGCTCCATAGTCTTTATCTCTTGACATATTAATTAAATGTCCAGAGCTTAATATATCTGCTTGATTGCCTAATATTTCTAAATTTTGCTCTATCCACTTCATCATTTGTTCAGTTTTTAAACCAGTAAGTTTGTTACTTACCAGTTTGATAGGAAGATACTCTAAAGTATCTTTGTAATTTTGTCTAATATTATTAAAACTAAGATTTTCTACATTAATTCCCATTTCGTGCATTTTTTGCACAATTTTGACATTAGGATTATCTACATTAGAGTTAGCTATAGTTTTATCATTAATAAATTCTACTGTATGACCTAAATCAAATAAATCATAAAGTTCTGATACTTTAAATGGACTTATTCTATATTCAGCATTATTTCTACTATCACTTGCTAGTCTAATAACGTTAAATAATTTATCATTATCATTTCTAACAATACCACGCTGTCCTACTGCTAATCCTATATCATCTATATAAGATGAATCTACTGTAATCTTACCTATTTCACCTTCACCTAAAAAACCTATAGAGCTATCACTATTGCCTAATATTTTCATTCTAGCTTGGTTTACTTTTAATATTCTTTTAGAATCTTCTATAGCACCAAGAACTGTATTATGTCCAAATCTTGACACTTGACCATATCCAGCAGTTGAGCCTTCACCAAAATTAGATGCTACTATCTTCCCCTTACTATTTGTTATAGTCATTTCAAACAATGTATCAAACAATAACTTTCTAAATTCTGTATAAGGTATTATAGTAGGGTCAGAACTAGCATCTGCACTAGAATTAACTATTAGCGTACTTAAATCTTTAAATACTTTATATCTATCATAACCATATAGCTTACCATCTTTTAGTTTAATATCTGCTTTATAAGATTGCTCATTAATATCTTTTGGAGAGTATTGACTATCAGGAGGTAATTTAAAATCAAAGCTAAATGAACCACCATTTTTATTTATAAAATCATGCCAACCTTGTATAGTTATCTTACCAGATAAACCCAAACCTAAACCATCTTTACCACTTACTGATTTTTTAGCTACTTCTAGTCTATGTGCAGGACTATATTTAAATAAAGCTAGAGCAAGATCTCTAGAACTATTATAATCTGCATCACCTTGTTTTTTATTATAGCCCATATACGCATCTAAATCAGCATTCATATCAGAATCTTTAAATAAATTTTGTATTGTATCTAAATACTCAGGGTCATTCTCCCAATGTTTTCTTTCAAATGCTATATCTGGCTTAGAATAAACATCTAATAATTCTGGATTGATGCCTTGAAATATCTTAACTGAGTCTGAATCTTTGTCTGCACCCCCTTCATACATATTATCTGTGTGGTGAGTAAATGCACCAACACCTCTCTGATTAGTAAAGCCTCTGAAACGTAATACCCTGATACCTGACTGACTGTCTGCAGGTACACGAACAACGAGCATATTAAAAACTTTGTCCCAATCTTTAATCTTGTCAGGGGAAAAGTTCCTAGTATATTGCATCCAAGCTTCGCCAAGATTGACTCGCTTGTTGATATCTTCCATAGTAGCTTTGCTATTATTTTTTTGTAAAACATTTAATTTTCCTTGGTATATAGCTTCTAAATCTTTTTTTGGTATATATTCAATATTAACTTTAATGTTTTTTGCATAATTATCTAAATATATTTCACCTTCTCTAATATTTCTTGTTTTTTTCGCTGGGTCTATATCTACTGCATGCATCATATCTGGAGTAAAAGCTTTTAACCATGATTTAGCAGCAGTAGGTACAAATGGATTTATAAATCTCTTTACTAAATACTTTCTTAAAGAATTATGGTAGTTATCCTTAAATAAAGTATTTCTTGTAACATATGTACCCCTCATTGCTTCATTAATCATTTGATTTGATTCGTGAAAATATCTGTAGTCTGTATCGCTATCAAATTCAAACTCTTCCTCTAAAGAACCTTCTCTGTCTAATTTATTTAATTTATCTAAAAATAAATAAGACAACTCTCTTGTTTCTGCAGTTGGTTCCTGTAATACAAATTCTTTTACAAAATCCATTGGTAATTCAAAAATTCCTACATCTTTAGATAATATTATATTAGATAAATCTTTTATATCTCCATCTATTTTATATTTTTCAACAGCTTCAATAGCTGTTTCGCTACCTTTTAAACTAGGCTCTATAAAACTATCATAATATAAATCAGCAAAGTTTAAAAAATTATAATCACTAGATGTATTAAAATTCTGTAATGGAGCAGTTGCACCACTTACAGCTTTTACAGGGTCTTCATATGTTCCTGTATTAATACGCATTGCGTTTAAAGGTAAATCATAAACAGAAACATTGGGATTGTTAAATTGCATAGGTTTTAATGATTTTTCATTAGGGTCACCTACTTCTAATAAATTAGATTGTAATGTGCCTCTTAACTTTGCAGAGCTATCAAAAACAACAAAATCTATATCATTGTCCATCATCCATTTATTCCAATTTTTATCTGCTCTTTGTAATAATGATTTAGTTAATAAAGCGTTATTACCAATTTGTCCTGCAAATACAGGTTTTAAATGCCCTGCTTGTGGATGGAATCCAAATGCTTTTACAGTATCATCAAACATAGCGTGCCTTGCTATAATACCACCATCAGTATCACTATTACCTGTAGTATCTATATCATTAACAATAACAAGTCTCATCATACCAGATGGTCTACTATTTATAAAGCTTAATGCACTAGCTTCTGCAGACCTATCTGCATACAATTGCATACGTTTATTATAATCTGCTACAGATTTAGCATAACCTTTGTTTAGTAATAAATGTATATTAGAAAGATCCCTTGGGTTTTGTTCTGATATAAAATTATTTAAAATAGCATCATGTAAAACATTTGATACAAATTTACGTTCAAATAAAGCAGCTACATCTGATTTATTTTTTTCTGGCATACCAGATTCTTTAAAATCTTTTACAAGCATATCATTGTAAAATGATTCCATTAATTTTCTATCACTATTTACACTTAATAAGTCTAATATATTGTCTTTAGTATAAACAACTCCTCCAAAATTGTCTATTAAAGGAGCAGCTATTCCAGCTGTTTTGTCTTTTATACCACTATACAAATACATGCCTTGAGACTCTAATCCCTTATCAATATCATATCTTTTAAGATTATCAATCTCATGAGACACTATGCCCATATCATTTTTTTGAGTAAACAATTTATGTAATGAACCATCTTTATTTTGAAGATGTGTAATCATTTTAAATCTACCTTGACCACCAAACCATAAATTATTTATAGGTAAATTATAATAAGATTCTCCTAATGATACTCTTTCTACTTCTTGATTTTTAACTTCAGTTACATCTATTAATCCAGTATTTTGTTCTTTTAAAAACAATACGCTTTGAACAGGAGTAGTATCGTGATACCATTTCTTTTTTAATCTAGCCTCATATTTATTAAATAATTTATCACCTAATATATTTTTCATACCTTCTGCAAAAACTTCTATTTCTCTAACCCCTGTTTCAGAATTGTAACTTTTCCTTGTTACATCAGAAATAGAATCTTGCAATGCATCTGGTGTAGAGTATTTATCAGATACGTCTTTATATATTATCTGAGTTAATGCTTTAGTTTCTTCATTAGGTTTAATAACTGCACTATCAGTAGTATCTATTTTTTCATCATTAGGTATATCTTTATTTACTACTATTACTTTTTTAAATTCGTCTAATACATCTCTAGTATAAAATAAATCTGCTGTTTCGCTGTATCTATCCTTTAATAATTTTTGGTCACCTATTGGGTCACTACCATCTCCAAAACTTGGATTTTTTTCTTGCAATCTTTTTATTGCATCTTGCTCATGGTTTATCTCTGGATAATTTCTTCTTAACCAGTTTAATGCTTCTCCACCAGCACCTGATACACCATTTCCAAATTCTGCTTCTCCAATATCTTTAGATATAGGTGCATCATATAATATATAATCTTGAGCTTTTTTATCTAACTTATTAAAATCACTTGACCTTTTAGGATTCATAACATCTCTTATATCTCTAGAATAAGTATTGTCTTTAGTGTACCAATTAGATGCTTCTTTTTCATAAGCTGGTCTGGTGTTATAACCAAAAAATCCACCTAATAAATAATTATATATTTGTTGTTCTGCTGGTTCTTCTCTAAGGGTACTAGGCAATCCCATAAAAGCAGATGCTACACCTGCTCTTAACATTTTGTTAGCTTTATCTACTTGTTCTGGAGTACCTTTATATAAATTACCTACAGATACAAAATTTCCTATACCTCCAAATACACCACCTGCCACAGCACCCCCAACAAATGCATCAGCCATTTCATCTTGACCTTTCCAAACACTACTTACTGCACTAGCAGCCCCAAGCCCTAAACCTTCTTCCAATATTTGTCTTTGAACAGAACCTGCTCTTAAATAATTTGCTACGTCTCCACCAACATTATCTATTAATTTACCCACATCTTTTTTAACTGCCCTAGATGCAACCATAGGTAATGAAACTTTATCTAATAAATTAATACCAGCATCTACTGCTCTGTATAAACGTGAACCGCTGTATTTAGCAAATAGAGATAATGGAGCTTTCATTATACTAGGAGCAAAACCAGCTAAATGACCTAATTGCCTAAAGATTGCCTCTCCTGTTGTTCGAGGTTCTCTAGGAATTAAATCCATTGTAGTTAAGCCTTCAATAAAACCAGACTGAGCTTGTTGAAATGCTCTTCTTAAACTAAAATTACTTTCTAGTCTTTTAAAATTTACGCCTTGTTGTTTTGCTAATTCTTCCAGCACATCAAGCTGGTCATCATTAAACATATCAGGGTTAGAGCGATATGTATTTATTAGGTCTTGTACTTTTAAACCTTGGTAATAATCTGACAATTAATATGTTCCTTCATAATCACCAGCTTTTTTAGAAGCCTGTACTTGTAAATATGGTAATAATCCCATTATTAAATAACTAGGTAGACCTGCAAATGGTCTAGCTAATGCTAGTAATTTAGATGCTTTACTCATCTTACCAAAAGCTTTTGTATTTTTAATTAACCTAGCCCCTCTTCTACTAGCATCTATTTCTTCAGCTAACATAGGCAAAGAAGTTGCTAAATTTATATTAGCAGCAGTAGATGCTACTTCTTCATTAGGAGCTAACATAGCTAATAAAGATGCTGGGTTAAGTTGTGTTGCAACTCTAGAAGCCATCATTACAGGTTTTAACCTTTTATAATTTGGATTTCTATATTGTTCTGCATGTCCTAATTCATGAGCAGCAAATCCATATCCACCCCTAGCAAACGATGCTTTATTCTGACTAGGGTTATATGCGTTTGCATTACCTTTCATCATATCTTCAAAAGGATTGCCAGAACTTCTATATTGATTTATTTTTAAACGAGGATCTTGTGCTTTTGCATTTCTAGCTAATTCACTTGTAAATGACTCATCATAACCACTTAAGCGATTTTGCATTAAAACGTTTAATAAATTACCACCAATTCCAGTAGCATATATAGGTAACTGCGTACCTAATCTATCAGTAAAACTATTTCCTTGATGCTCTTGCTGATGCATTAATACATTACATTTCTTGGGCGTTCAGAAGTAGGAGCTATACCCATTTGTTGCATTTGCTCTAACATTTCTTGAGTTTCTCTATCTTCAGACTGCAAAGCTAAACCAATAGCAGCACCACCACCACCATAAGTAAAAATATCTTCATTGTCTCTATAAAAATCTCTAGCTCTACTACCTATATCTCTCATTCTATCTTTAAATCCACCTCTAGAATATTGTCTAAAAGTTTGAGGAAAAGGTAAATTACTTACAGCTCCTATATTTTGACCAGCCATACTCATTTCCTGTGCTTTTCTTCTTACTGCATCAATAGCTCTGCCAGCTCCTTTTGCACCTTTATATAAACCAATTCCACCTACACCTATACCAGCTAATGAACCAAATCCACTTGCTATAGCATCAATAGCAGTTTGTCCATAAACAGTTTCACCTCTTGAACGAGGCTTTAAAGAATTAGGAAGTAATCCTAATGTTGCTGTATTTCCTAATGAAAAAGCTAAATTTTTTAAAGGTTTCGATTCTCTTTTAAATTTATTACCTGTTTTAGCAGCTAACAATGCAATCATTTCTGCTTCTTGGTCATTATACTTACTAGGAGTTTTGTTATAATCCTCAATAAGTTCTCTTACTTTTTTATAATCCATTTTAATATCCTATTTAATTGTAATTGTTGGTTGGTTACCAAATGTATAACCTGACCCACCAAACTGATTAAAATACTGTTCTTTTAATGCAGGGTCATTAACATAAGGATTGTATTGTGGTTCGTAAATTTGTGGAGCGCCACCTGTTTTTTTATCAAACTCATCTCTAAAATCTTCGTCACTTTTTACTATATTATTATAAGCCCACTCACTTAAATCTAACCTGTCTGGATATGGGTCATCTATAAATCCTAATTTATGAGCCATGCTTTTACCTAAACCACTAATCATTCCTGGTAACGTAGCATTTTCAAGTAAATTCATAAAACTTACATTATTAAAATTAGTTTGACTATCTTTATAAGAATCTTCATTACGTTTATATTTTTCATAATTTTCTTCAGTTTTTTTTCTAGTAGTTAAAGCCATAGCTAATTGCTCATTAGCTTTTCTAGATTTTTCTAAATCTTCATCTGCTTTTTTATCACGACTTATAGCATATTTAAATTGTTTATCTCTAGCTTCTGCTTCTTTCATTCTAGCTTTATAATTTAAATCTTGCTGTCTTCTTCTCATAACTGCATTTAATAAATTACCAGAACCTTCAGAACTGTAGCCTGTGTAACGCTGTTGCATTTGTGGTATTATCATTACGCTGGTCTCCCCATACCTAATCCTGCTCCTGCAAGATTAAATAAATTATTAGTTAAATTATTACTGTGTGATGCTCGTGCATTTTGATTTTGAACTTGTTGATTATAAGCAGAAGTTCTTAAATACTGACTGTAATCATTTTGATTTGTTGTGTTAAACTGAGTATTTTGCAACATTCTAGCGTCCATTTGACCAGCTAATTGACCAGCTTGTCCATAAGCATTCAATGCCATTCCACCAAAAGCTTGCCCTAATTGCGCACCTTGATTCATTATACCTAGTTGTCCTTGTGCAAATTGATCACCTGCTTGTCTGTTAGTTATGCTATCATATACACCACTCATGCCTGTAATACCTCTAGCAGCCATCGCTGCATTCATATTATTCATAGTTTGATTTTGCATATCACCAACATTTCTTCTTAACATATCAAACTGCCTATTGTTATAGGTAGAATTAGGATTTAAAAAATTTCTATAATTTTGACTAAATTCTTGCCCTAATCCTGACATACTATTCATATTATTTGTTAATGCTTGGTTTGGATTGTATTGCGATTGCTGTAAATCAAAACTAAAATCTTGATTTATATTTTTAGGTTTATTTCTAATTGAATTATATAAACCTAAACCTGCTCCTAACGCACCTACTCCTAAACCTACTGCTCCTAATAAACTTCCCATACTACCTGCTCCTGTTGATGTGCCAATTGCTTGTACAGCAGGTAATGCTATAGGGTTGTTTATACCCCCTCTTATTATATTACCTGTTCCTGATGAACTAGGTAAGCTTAATAAAGCTCCTGTATTTGTACTTACTGGCATCTATTCGTTATTTAATGTTAATGACGTTTTAGCCCAACCTTCGCTTGTACGTCCTTGAATTTCATAAGATGTTCCATCGTTAGATTTAACTACTCTAATGTCACCTTCTTTACCTGACGATTCTTCTTTATCAGTAACAGTATCTTTACTATTTACTGCACTAATAAGCTCGTTTAAATCATCATAAATCTTGTCTACAACTCTTTGTAAATTGTTATCGTTTACTTTTTGTGAACGTTTTTTACTTATCACGTCATAGCCTTTGTTCTTCTTAGTCTTCTAAACACAAGTCGTAATGCATCTATCGTTGCACTTGAATCACCAGTAACTGCAATTTTTACTTGTGCATGGCGTGATATTTTTTTATTTGTTAACGCTGTATAACTAGTACTGTTTTCAGCAGTATTTACTGTAATTGTAGGGGTATTATCTTCAGATAATATTTCGACTTTATATAATTTTTTATCTGTAGTAGACTCACCCATTGTAAATTTTTTACTATACCATTTAAAATTATCTAACCTTGTAGAACTTTTAGGGTCAAAAGGTTGAATTAATCCATTGTCTGTATCAGATACTAATAACTCATTGTTTTTGCCATGTACTGCACCATACGTATTAAAATCTGTAGTTGTACTGCTATTAGTTCTATTCCATACATCCCATCTATTTTTAGGCATTGTATAAACCAAACATTGAGGAACATAATAATATGTAATTGTTGTAAATGTAAGCGTTGACACAGCACTAGATGTAGCATTTTTACTTAAATCAAATCTTTGGTCGTTATCTACACTAGCAACTATTGTATCTGCAGGTATATGACTTCCTGTTACTATTTGATTTGGAGCTATATTTGAATTTGCAACATCAGATGTTACAATAGTATCATTATTAGTTAGATTGCAACTATGTGTAAAACTAGTTGATGTAGTATATTTATAAGTGTAAAAAAAACAAAAAGCCTTACGATGTGAATCATAGGTAGCTACAATATCTCCAGAGTAATCATTAGTACTATAATTGCATAGTTTTTCTAAAGATGAATATGAATTATAAGTATCATCTATTTGATGAGCTTTTTTAATCTTAGCTCCAATGTCATTAATGCCCTGTCCATTATGTAAATAGATACTATTCTTATCTATAAAACACATACCTATTTCTGAAGACACTACTCCATTTTGATTTCTACACCCTATGCCTTTTATAGTATCTTCTATATACATACCATCTGGATTAACTACGTATGTCTCATTTTCAGAAAACACATACAATCTGCCATTAAACGATTCCATTGCAGTTGCTTTACTAGGTAATAATAAAAAGTCTTTAGCCCAATTAAATTGATCAAAGTTAAATGGTCTAGATTTAAACAGATAATTAGTTGCATCATCTATATCTATATGCGAACAATCTGTTATGTATAAAAAATTATTTACCTTAGCACTAAGTCCATATTTAGGTATTGTATTAAATAAAGCTTCTGATATACCTGTTCTAGATTCATAAGATGCATAAGAAACACCAGTATCAAGAATAGTTTTAGTATAAAAATTTCCCCAATCAGGATTAGTTGTACTCGTATCTGTATTTAGCCATCCATATTTTAATGAAACAGTTTTTATTAATCTAAAAAATCCAGTTGGGGTAGCAGTAGTACCACTTGATGTAGACCTATAGATATTTACATGACTAACACGTTTACTTAAATTAGTTACATATAAATTAATTGTTACGTCTATTGATTCAGTTGAGCCAGAGCTTAAACAATTTTCTTTTTCCCAAGGAGATAAGGGAGATTCTTGATACCCATCATAAATAAAAGAAGTAGCATAAAAATGAGTATCAGAAGAGTTTAATGTTCCTACGTCTGTATTTACTGAAAATGATAAATCTACTTCACTTTCTAATTTTGCAGTTACTGTACCTCCAGACAAAGTTGCCCATCTTGGCAAATTAGAAGTAGAAAATATGTTATATACATCTCCTGTTCCATCTACAACTGCATTAGCTAAACTTCTACTTCCAGAAGCAAGTGACTTACTTAGATTGCCGCCATTAGTTGTGCTAAATGGAACTTTAGTAATATGATGTAAACTAGCAGTACCTACATTTCCTAGCTCAGTAAGAGTTAATTTATTTGATCTATCATGTCCTTTAAATTGGTATAAATCTGCAACTGCTGTTGTTGTAGAAGAAAGTACAAAAACTTTACCCCCACTTCCACCATCTGCTTTAGAACTAGAACTATTTGCAGTATGGTCATGTTTTAATAATTGATAAAACCAAGTACCTGCATTGCTATAACCTCCATTTTTTCTAAATTTTACTGAGTCATTACCAACACTTGGCAAAGTCACTCTCATAAGTATTCCACAATACCCTTCACTACTTGGAGGTTCACTTAATGGTAATTTTGGAATGGCAAATTGAAATAAAGCAGCACTATTATCACTAGCTTTTACCCAATTGCCTTCTGTTGATGGATTACTAGCTTCACCTAACCAAGGCGTTCTATCTGTTATATTACCTGTTGAAGTTCCTGACGCTATTGTTGCACCACTTACTATGTATGATTTTAAAACATTATATAAAAATCCTTTTCTAGCTGACCCTGTATCATCAAATAATATTGTTTTTTGACAACTAATCCATAAATGATTATCAATATCAATACAATCAGTTACTAAATCATCATTTGGAAAACTAGCTACGCTTGAAATTATTGAAGCATCCATTTCCTCAGTATCAATTTTTATAATTTTTATAAGACCACTTACTTCATCTAACACCCAAAGATTTCCATCACTTGCTAAACACATAGCTCTTGTTTTAGTAAAGTAATAAGACGACCTTTTTACTAACCTTGTTTGTGTAACATCAAATTTATAAACATAATTTCCATTTTGACTTATTCCATATACATACGTATTAGATGCGTCATTTACAATAGTGTGCATAAGTGGAAAAGGACTAGGTGATACTAATTCAGCATTTTCTGATTGTAATCCACTTGGAACAGAACCTCCAAATTGACCATAAGGTATATTACCTACCCATTTAGCATCTTTAGTTTGCCCTAAACCTATATGAACTTCTTTGTTATTTGTTTGCATTGCTGGAATTGTACCAGAACCTAAATTACTTTCTTCTAAATTAGTAATTGCAGGGCTTCCAGCATATACGTCTGCTATTTGTTTTAAATAACCATCGCTATTATCAATATAAGCTAGTTGATGTGTACCATTATTATTAATCATAGCCATACGTTTTGCATCTACAGCTGATTTAATAGCAGTAGCATCAGATTGTATACCCATTAACGAACCACTTTGTCCATAAGGGTCTATGTTTTCACTATAAACTGCAGCATCATCTGGAATATCTCTATCATCTGCATTGTAAATATTCCCAGACTCAAATGCTTTTATTTCAAATAATTCTTTAGGCACTTATTACTTTCCCATTATATGTTGTGTAGCCATTATTTATTGTTAAAACTACTAAATTAAAATTTCCATTAGACAATATATCACATATACCTACATTATGACTCCAATTAGTTGGTCTACCTTTTAAATAACTTTTAGTCATATCAGTTAAACATCCCATTGAATGCGCCATGTGGCTACCGCTAATGTGTTGGATTGTAGCTTTTTGACAATCGTGGGTATGTCCATAGATGATGTTACATCCCATTTGTAAGGCATGAGTCCTTGCGTGTGACACTCCCATAAAATGTCCCCCATGATAAGCGTACAATTTGCTTCCAAGTACTTTAAATACTTCTCCATACTTGTGCCATTCATATCCTCTTTCATCAAATTTAAATGCTGTCCTGCTTAAGTATTGTGTTAAGTAAGGGTTTTCTTCGACAAAGTTGTCAAACCAGATTTCGTGGTTTCCTTGTGCAAAGATTTTTTTCTTGCATTGTACCAATTGTAAAACTTCATCAATCTCGTCCAATCCTTTATTTCCATCTGCTATTTCCTTATCTATTGCTGGTAATTGATATTCAACTGGTGGTCTTTTCTTTTTAGACCATTGCCAATGACTAACCGATTCACCATCAATTGTATCTCCTAGTAGTAAAAATGCTGAAGGCTTTACTTCTTTTAGTACATTTAATGCACATGCAAATGCTTTCTTATCGTGGTTTGGAAAGTGTGTATCTGGAAAGATAACCACTCTGTCTTTTATTTTCACAGTAAACTCCCATGTTATTCTTTTAACTCGAAGTGAACTAAGTCGTCAAAATTATTGTCCTTAGTAGTTCTTCTACCTTGACTCAAACTTGAATCACTCCAATCGCCTCCCCAACGAATGTTAATCCCCATCTTAGCTGCTATCCCCAAAACAAAACCACCAAGGTAATGAAAATCATCCCTAGCATTCCAATCAATTGGATAAGGAGCAATGTCCACAGCTTTCCCAGCGACATGCTTACCAAATTTAGTTTTGCTTTTACCTTGTGCAACCAATTCATTTTGTCTCTCCTGACTTCTTAAACCCTCTATTACAGTAATATCAAAGTATTTACATACTTCGTTTAATACATTAACTAACTTAGAGTCTACCCCTTTAAGTCTTTCACGAGATCTTTTACCAAACTTTGGCATTACTTCTTTACTATTCCTTCAATTACATCTGTAACTAAATCAACACACTTTTCAAAAAATATCTGTTCTTTTTCTTCAGATACAAAAGGTATGTCTATTTTTTTATTAATTTTAGATGCTAAAACTTCTTTAAACTCATCAGACTGTATATGGTCTACCATACCATCTGCGTATTCATTTACGATATGGTCTTTAGCTTTATCTATAATTCCTGCTAATATTGCTTTACTCATTTTTGTTTCCTTATTATGTTTATTTTATAACTTAAATATATTATAGTCATAATTGCAACTATGCATTGTAAAAACAAACTTGCATGCGCTAAAGATAAACTATAATTAAAAATACTTGCTGATGCTACTTTTAAACTATCCATTACTTTTTAACTATTTTTTTTATTTTACCATTATGTGTTCTAGCAAACTTATGTTTTTTAGTTTCTTTTATTAACGTACCAGAATAACGTTTACCACCCCACATCCAACTTACTTTCTTAGCCATTACCATTTTACCTTATGAGACCAATACCTAGCACTTAATTTACTTGGTTTAGCATCTTGTGCATTATGTCTAGCATAATACGATTTTTTTCTTGCTTTTTCTTTAGCTGACTTAGGATTTTTTCCAGCTCCTTTTACACCTTGCTGCCCAAATCGTATTAACTTAGTAGTATCACCTACTTTAGCTACAACTACATGAGACTTCTTAGGATGACTTGGGGTACGCTTGGGTTTATTATACCCAGATACGCCAGCTCTTTTTAATTTAGAATCTTTTTTAGTTGCCATAATTACTCCTAGTGTTTTCCGTTTACTCTAGACAAACTTCCTTTTATTTCCGATACTTGATTGTCCAAATCATTAATTTCCTTCGTAAGTGAATCAAACTTCCTGTCAAGTTTGTCGTCACTTTTATTCCAGCGGTTAATAAGCTTAATAACCATACTCTCCATGTTCTCAAGTGTTTCACTTTGTCCTTTATTTTCAATTTTTAAATCCTGTAATGACTCTGCTTGTTCATTTCCACGTTTGTTCATTGAATAAACCATAAATACAAACATTGCCCCTACAACGCCTATCATACCAGCTTCTGAATATACTGCTAAAAAATCCATTATTCTTCCTCATATGAATTGCATTTAGTACAGACCCAGTTATCTGTGTTATTAATTGGCTTATCACACTTACTACAATGATTTGGCATTGGCATTATTTTTTTTTCTTTCTCCAGCTAAAAGGGTTAAGGTTTAATTCTTTTTCAAAGAAAGATATGCGTTCTTCCATTGCTTGTCTTTCTTTCTGCTCTTCTATCATATGCTTATCTACAAGTTCTTCAATGTTGGCAGTAGCAAGTTCCATTCCTCGCTCAAGTTCTGCAATTCTATTTGTAATTTGTAGGTATCCATAAACAATACCAGCGATAGCCACAAACAACTGACCAAGCCACTTAATGTTAATGTGAAGGGAAAAATTATCATCAATAATTCCCGTCCTGTAACTCCTAGCTGTTTTTGGCTTTTCATTCACTTCTTTTGAACTGTTTCCCATTTTTCATGCCTATGACACCAGTTATCACCTACAAGTATTCCACCTTCTGCAATAGTTCTTACATACCAATGATTAACACTATCTTGGTCTGTTATAATCATAAAGTCTGTTGTAATAGAATCAGTAGGAGCTATATCTACCCCTGCAATAATCCAATTACCACTACATCCACTACAAGTAGTAATAATTACTAATAATAGAATTAAGAAAGAAATCCAACTTGCAAACACAGTTCTTTCTTTTTTACTCATGGCTTAAAATATTTATAAAAATCTTCAGGTTTCTCTGTATCTACTACAACAAAGATTGGAGATACGATACTATTACCTGTACCTGACCCACCAATAATGGCATATGCATATAAGCCATTCTGATAAGGACTCTTGATTGTATCATTGTCAAATAAATGTAAAAAACTTGTGTCGCTAAATACTGGTACAAACTGAGCCTCTAATAATTCTTCAACTTCTATTCTTCTGTTATCATTATCATCTAATAAAACACCTACATTACTAGTTCTATGTGCCTGACTTGGAAACTTACCCATGCCATATTCTTCTACTTGTTGGTTATACCACATAGTAGATGCTTTTGTAATCTTTTCTAAATTTGCTTTTGTTTGTTTAGCTTTAGCTCCCTCACCGATACGACTAAAAGCAGGAGCTGCGGTAGTAGCCAAAGTAGCCATGATAGCCATGGTAACTGCAAACTCAGCCAAAGAGTTGCCTTTATTCCCCAACCCATTCATCCTTTTGCATTTCAGCTATAGCTTCACTATGAGATAGAGCAGTAATACCACTTACTCCTTTGACTTGGTCTAGAGTTCCATCTGCTATTGCTAATTCATATTTAACAAGAACCTTTGTATTGTCTTTATTCCATCTTGGTGCGCCAAGCTTTCCATATTTAAATGCACATTCTTGCCAAGTTGGGTCTTGCAATGTAGTAGTGTCTACTTCTTGCTCTGTGTATTTATACTCTTCTTCAACTTGTGGTACAGAATGAGGCTCTAACATAAGCTTTTCAAGTAACTCAGCTTTGGTATCGCTTGATGAATAATCTACGTCACAATCGTCCATATACGCCTTTATTTCAGCTTTTGTGTTATCATCTGATGGGTAGTAATCATATTTGTCTACCATTCTTTTATCAGTCTTTTCTACATCCTTATAAGTGTACTCATTCCAAGACAATCTATCAGCAGTTTTGAGTTTGCTTGGTAGCTTACCCTCATATACTGCTTTTGTTAATATTAAATATGTATTAGTCATTTTTATGCTTTCCTTTGCCATGCTTATAATTTTTAACAACTTCTCCAGATACAGCAGTTTCGCCTTCTTCTGGTGCAGAACCATCAGATTCAAATGCAGTTAATGCTTTATTGTAAAATCTTACTTCATCAAGGCTTCCTATAAAGAATTGAGTTGTTCCTGTTCTTTTTCCAATATTTAAAACTGCGGGGTCATTATCAATAGTAGTTGGGATAGAGGAAGTATTTAATTTTACAAGAACTGTATCTACATATATTTGTACAGATGTTCCAGATGTAAATATTGCACAAACATGATGCCATTTATCATCATCATAAGTTCCACTTGTTGATGTACTACCAAAAGAACCTCCCGAATAGTAGCCTAATCGTATAGTTCCATTAACACTTTGAACACTCCAATTTCTATTACTTGTATCATCTCTGTTAATAATTTGTTGATACCCACTTCCCATATCTGGTTGTTTCATCCAAAATTCAACAGTAAAATTGCCTTGAATATCAAGTCCTTTAGTAATTGGAATACTTAAATACTCTGCTAAACCATTTCTACTAAATCTTACTACGTTACTTGTTAGATTCTTTAACGAAAATCCTAATCCATCTTTGTTAGAGTTTAATCCCTCACGAATTGTGATTGATTTTACGCTTCCATCTGTTGGATTTACTGTGCCATCGTTTGTACCAAGAAAATTTACTCCACCACTTTCTGTACCATGATTAGAGTTTGTACTTCTATCAAGTATTTTATTACTTCCTGTTAAATCTGGATTAGAGTGAGTAGGATTTAAAAGCCAATAACCAATAAGGTTTGTAGAATATGAAACGCTTAAATCTGTATTTCTACGACCAAGATTGTAGATACCAAGTATATCACTTGGCTCTAATGCTGAATTATAAACTGCACATTGACTTATTTGACCATTAAAATATAAATCATTTTGCGAGGGATTTCTTCTGCCAATAACTAATGCACTATTTGTAAAGTTAATTGCTTCTGAATCGTTTACAGTAGTTTTTGTACCCTTAAGTACACCATTTACATATAATTTAATAGTTGTATTTCCATCATAGGTTACTGCACCATAATACCAAGTTCCTGTAGTAAAAGTAGTTCCAGAGCTTACTTGAAAATCGTTAGCACCTATTCCATTATTCCAAGCAAGTTTATTAGTATTATATACAAGAAATGTATTCCTTGTATTTGCCCCACTTCCCCCACTTGCCATAAGTGTTTGATGATTACCTAAAACATTTAAATTAAACCAACACATCATTGTAAAAGCATTAGTACCGCTTATTCCAATATTACTTCCAGTTGTTATTCTATCATCAGTCCCATCAAATCCTATTGCTTGTATATCACTTCTATCAGTCCATGTAGTTATACCATCGTTTCTCCAATAACCAAGTAAGTTATCTTTTTTACTGCTTGTAGTTGCATCGAGTGCGATTCCATCGTTGAATAGTTCTTGTACTTGAGTAGAGTCAAAAACAGTATTAAACATTGACACATCATCTATTAATCCATCGTGTGAAAACGCATCAGAATAATATCTTCCTATTATAAATGGTAAAACTGCTAAATCTAAAACATCAGAGGCTGGAAAATTTGTTGCAGTTCCTGTACTATCTTTTACACCATTAATGTAAATACCAGAATTAGCATGACTACTTGTATCTAAAGAAAAGACAACATGATATGTTTTTTCCAAAGTAATCGTTGAGCTTTCACTCCATTTAACTCCATTTAAATAAAAAGCAATCTTACCACCCTCAAAAATACTTGCAATTTCTAACCCACTATTAAAACTAAATAAACCATTATTTGTTGCTATTGCAGTTGCATTAAACCATAAAGAAATTGTAAGTCCACCACTTAAATTATCTCCAAGCAAAGTTCCACAATTAACATAGTTAGCATCAGAAAACAACATCTTCTCATTGTACTTAACCAATGGAATCTGTGGAATAGTTGGTTCATTTTGAGCAGTAGCAAAGCCAGTTGAGGATATTCCTATTTCTTTGAGTGTGTGACTACTTAAAGTTAAATTTGAATCTCCACTCACACTTTCACTAACACTAAACATTAATCCAATCTTATCTGAAGATGGTGTAATTGTTACTGGATGAGTTGTGTTTGATGCATAATCAGCTTGTGCTTTGTATGTTACGCTACCATCATAACTTTTTAATGTCATACGAAGTGGGTGACCAGCTCCTATAGCAAAAGAATATTGATAGGTTTTTCCCGCTGATAAAGTAAATCCATCTTGTTTAATAATACCCGCTCCACTATTTGTACCACTTGAATAATAAGCAACAGAACTAAACGCTCCACTATTTTCCCAATTTGTACTATCGTTAGTAAGTAACTCATCCCCAAAGAAATTTGTAGTAGCGTGGTTACCCATGAGGACTTCTTTGACTGAAAAAGCATCTATAGAAATGTTTGTATCAGCACCTCCGTTAGGCATTTGAATATTTACAAAAGTTTCATTTGCCACTAAATATTTAGTAAATGATTCTGTACCTACATTTAAATCAGAAAATCTTGTGTAAGAAGCATCAAAAGAAGACCTTAGATATTCCCCACCATTTTTAGAAGTAACAGTAACTGTTCCTGTTACTTTATATAAAGAACCAGATGTTAATAAAGCTGATGAAATTTGAGCATTATTGTTTGGATTTTGGTCGATAAATTGGT